GTCATAAATTATGAACTTAGTAACTTAGAAAGTTCATCTATTGATATTTTTTTAATTTTTCCATTGGGTAATTTTATAGTGACATTAGAATCACCTGTTATGCAATTCATTTCTCGGCGGAATCTATCTTCCCCGAGTTGTGCTATCATTTCATCAGCCCACTTTTGATCTCTTTCAGGGTGTGCTTCCCAAGTTGCTTTATATGCTTTGAACCCGTTTACACCTAAATCTGTTGTGTTACCAAATTCATCTTCACACTTGTTTGCTTGTTTCCATAAGAAAGCAAATTGATCTTCATCAGAGTTGGGAGTGCTTGTAATAATTGCTTTACCACCAGTTGATAGTGTGGGTGTAATTGATGTCCAAAACTCTTTTGCTATAGTAGGTCTTACGAATGCAAACTCATCCAAATATAGTAATGATATAGATAGACCACGACCTGTATTTTCAGTTGTAGTCGCTGATATAATACGACTACCATTGTCAAAACCTAAATTACCTTTATTATAGTCAGTTGCTCCTGCTTTAATGTGATCAGGACAATTCTCATATGCATAACGAATACGTTGCATAATCTCTTGTGCACCGTCATATTTGTGTGCAGCGATAAGAATTGTTGCATCTGGTATGAACATAGCATACCAAAGTAAGTAACCTGCTGCTGAAGTTGACTTACCAGTTTGTCGAGCCATCAAGTTAATACTAAATCTATAATTGTGATATGTATCAATTAGTTTTTGTTGAAAGTCCCATGGATGGTACTGAATAGCACCCCTTGTTGGATGTTGGATATAAAAGAAGTTATCCATGAAATATAGATAACCTGTATCCGGATCACAACATTTAACAAAGTCGTCTAATTGTTTTGAATCTTTGAACTTTGTTTTCTTGTAGGGTGATTTGACTAAAGTAGATGTATCATTCATAGCATTATTTATAACTATGCTAAAGATTAAATACCATTAGTTACTGGATTATAAAATAATTTACCTGTGTAATCAGTGGTGTTAGATACACCAGTATGACTATAACTTAATGATAATGAACCGCCTGCCGCACCATTTCCATACAGAACTAGTATAGGATAATATGAACCTGCTACTAAATTAACGGTGCCTGTTACTGCCCCTGTGTTATAAGTACTAGATATTAATGCGTTAGGTATAGTATATCCTGATCGTGCATTTGTACCAATCCAAAAGTTGCTAGCATCATCACTTGTCATACTAAATGTCCAAACACCGGTATAGTCAGATAAAAAATATCCAGCAAACAATTCACTATGATTTGTTGATTCACTTCCTATCTCAAAGTTAGTTGCAATTTGATGTCCTGAGGGACTATTTCCTGTGAAAAAACTAATAGTATTATTCCAATAACCGTTATAGTGATATTGATAAATTCCTGATTGTAAAGGTAACCATGGACGACCCTGTACCAAACCACTTGAATTAGGATTGTCAGTTATACCGTTGTTATTATATTGTGTTGGCAATTCTGTGATATCGTATGCACTGCGTATGTTCCCTACTCTTTGTCTATCTTGCATAGCCAAGTTTAGTTTAGCAACTTGTTTCAATTGCTTTGTTGATAGTGTTGATATTCCGTTTGATGCCATAATGTATTTAGTTTGTTTTTGTATACGGATTCTTTACTAACGATGGTGCGTTACTTACTGGCTTATTCATAGTTAGTATTTATATGGGCAATGCACCAAAAAGTTATTTAATATCCACCTGTTAATGGACTACGCTTCCAGGTATTTGTAGCAGTACATACATAGATGTAATTTGAATCCCAACAGATTTGACCAGGTGTGCCTGTAGCGTTAGATGCTTTGGTTGTTTGCGGTGCTTTCAATAAGCCAGTGATAGTTATGTTGTTAGCACCAATGTTACCTGCATAATCTTTTAGTTGAGGTCCGTACTTAAACTCACCGCTGTCGTAAGTTACTATATTGCCTTGGCCGTCAGTTGACCCAACTGAACTCACAAAGAATCCGCCATTTACCGATAGTGTAGAACTACCATTAAATGCGATATTGCCATCAGTTCTTAATTCAATGATATCATTCTGATTGCTGTCCTGTACTAATACATTTCCGGGCGTAGTTAATTTATTCGTGTCATCAAATGTCCAACTATTGTCTGAGCCAGCTACAGTTATAGTAACATTAGCATTACTGTCTAATGTTAATGATGTGTTACCTGATATTAAGTTTGCTTGTAATCCTGCTACTCCATTAATTTGAAGTATCCCGTTCGTTACAGTTAAAATACCTGTATTAGCACTATTAGCAGTATCTTGTATGTGTATTGAATTGGGACCAATATACATGTCAGCCCATTTAAATGTTGGTGTGCCTAATGTATATGTATTACTTGTTGCTGGAATTAAACTACCAGCAGATGTTATATTACCACTTACTACCATATCACTACTAGTAATGTAGCTTTTGATAACACTACCAGTTACTGTCTGTGTTGTACCACTATCATCTACTAAAAACACAGTACCACTGGTCATCGGTGATAATGCTGATATGTCTGTTAATTTCTTATTTGCCATATTATTCCTCTAATTCTGTTACAATATTATCATTACTATCAGTTACAATGAAATATCCATCGTCTGTAATAATGTAATATGTTTGCGGTATGTGGTCAGATATAATCGCACCGCCTGAAATTAATACACCACCTGTTATTACTGCACCACCTGACATTTATTTTCCTATTGGCTTTTCGCCTGTTAGATAAGATCTGCTAAACCAAAGTTTGAACCACTCAGGGGTCCCTGGTCTGATATTATTCTTTTTCATTAATTCACCTTTTTCATTACCAGTGATACTAATATTACTTTCTTCACCTATAACCTGTTGAGTTATACCACTTAATTTTCTTAAATCATCAAGTGTTGTGTCTATATTTTGTGCCTGTGCAGGAACGGACTTGAGTTTCTCAAATCCGTTCTGTATTTTACTTTGTTTCCATACATCAAAGGACATGATGTATTTAGCTGAAATTTACCAATTATTTAATATCTAAGGGTCTAGCTTTAGTTACTAAAATAGCATAGTATGATTCTTTGACTTCTTTTGATGTACCGTCTTCATTTTCACCGACAGTCAAGTCAAAACTAATTGTATTAAATGCATCAATATCAAATCCAGTACGTTGTAATAATGCAGCCAATTGAGTACTACCCAATATACTATAATGATTCAAATTGAATTCATGTTGTCTTTCGCAATCTGGGGCAGGAACTTCAATATATAATTTACCACCCTGTTTTAATACACGATTATATTCCATTAGCGTAAAGATTGGATATGGACTATGCTCTAATGCATGACGCAAGAATAAAAAGTCAACACTTTCATCATAGTAACCTTCACTTTGTGGTAGAAAGCTCATATCATACGATTTAATTGTATGTCCCTTAGTTTCACATAATTTAATGTCTTCTGGGCTTAATGTTACTCCAACTAAATTTGTATAACCACGCTCTTTCATTTCATCCAAGAAATAACCGGGCCCACATCCTAAATCTAAAATAAGTGAATCTTTTGCTAAATTAAGTGGATCAATATATTGTGTTACGACTTGACTAGTAATTGTTTTGTGAAACTGACTTTCACCCTCATCGTATATATGTGCAGTATATAACCACTCATTGTAGAATTTGAGTTTAATTAAGTCCAGAGTTTTGTTAATATCAATCATGCTTTGCATATGTTTCCTATATAAGTTTCTATTACTTATGCAGGAAATATGCTATGATTATTTTTTCTTAGATTTTTTAGACTTCTTTTCGTAACCAGCAAAACCTAATATTGGGCTAGTTTTATGTATACCATCAGGTTCTACACTTTTACTCCACGGTGTCACTTCATGATGCTCAGATGGTATTGTATTATATGCTGCTTGAAGCATATTGTGTTCTTCTTTGGTATAAGGATGTGCTGAGTTAAACTTTTCAGACCAAGATGCAGGATCCATATCAACTTTTTTAGTTGATTTACCGTCTGCCATAGCAGTAGCCATCCAAATACGATTCATATGATATACACGATCATATCCACCCACATCACGTGCAATGGATGATCCTTGAACCACGCTAGCATGGTCTTTATGTATCTTTCCTCTTGGTGGTCCATTCTCTGTTATAAATTCACTTGCTCTCATTTGTTACCTTAATTGTATGTAGTCACTTCAATGATATGATTTAATATTTCATTGACAATAGGATTTACTAATATTCTTAATATTGGAGCTCCTGTACTACTATTAATATCAACATTATATCTAGTCAAAGGTGTACCGGAAAAGATAGTGCTATGTGCAGAAAAATCTGCTTGTGAATTATCTTGTTTTTTAGCAATACTTAAAGTAACTGTTTGTGTATAGCCTGTTATAGCATCAGTAGATGTAACTTTAGCAGTCATTGATGTAAATGTAGTTGGATCAGTACTGTATATAAGTTGATTTACTGAATTATCAAGTGTTATTGCAGTAGCACATAATGCACTACTGTTACCAACATTCAAGTTATTCAACAATGATATATTATTCAATCCAGCTAAACTAGCCTTTGCCACTGAATTACCGGTTACTGGAAAACTAATTGTGTTTCCAGATTCTACAAAATGAATATTACCTACATGCAATGCTGTACTTGATAGGTACATCCCGTTGATTGTATTATTAGCATTACCAATATTAACATCTGCATAAGTTATTGGTATAAGATTAGCATTTAAATTTAATTGATTACTAGCTGGATCAAATACTAAACTTGATGAGCCTGTTGTAAAATTTCCACTAGTATATTGCAATGAACCGGGTGGTCCACCGGAACCTGCTTGGTTGAGTATTGCAAATGCATTATTAATTTTAGTAAAGGCAACTCTTAGTGGGTCTCCTGTACCATCATTAGCAAGTGTACCAATGTTAATATTTTCTAATGTTAGAGCCATGTTTTATTCCGTTAATGATATATTTATCTG